GTCCCACCTTCGGGGAGCAGAGCTCCCCAAGGCGCCGGTTGATAACCGGCAACATCCCTATCATTTGTGACAGGGACCACCCCGTTGGTGAACGGGGACAGCGCGAAGCGCAGGCCTAGGGTCCGATTGCGGGCCAGATCGGGGAGCGATAGAGCGATAAGGAGAATCGGTCGATCGTTCCAACGGGAAGGCTGGCGAAGCTGAGGGTAGCTGTCTGAGACGACGTGAGAACGGTAAAGTTGGCCGTAAACGCGAAGTAAGACACTGTCGTAGCTCCGCCCTGGGGTGCATTTACATCGTTAGGTGCCGATGCAAGTGTCATCCCAGTTGTAACCAATCCGATGTTGGTCTGGGTGGTCGTAGCGGTGTAGTGGAGGTTCAACCGAACAGTATATGTTCCGGGCTGAATGTCGGGGACATTCAGTGTATTCGCCGACATCGCGTAGTTGATGGGCGTACCGGACCATTGCTGGACGGCCGTGGAGAGCGGAGTGTTGAGGAACCCAGTTGATGGGTAATTCGCACCTCCGATCGAGCTAAGGTCGAGGCCGGGATTGAAGTTTTGGACGATGGGGATAATGGGATTCAAGAGTTGAATCTCATAGGTCACCCAGAGTTGTCCGAGCTTTACTCCGGAGACTTGGCAACCCTCAGTTGCGATGAAAAATTCGCAGAGGTCGAACAAAGTGTCGTAACCAGTGTCGAGGACGAGTCCTCCATTGGTTGAGACATTCGCATTGCGGATAAGTAGGGTATCCGCTTGGCGCTTCGAAGGAAGACATTCGATCCCACAGAGGGAGTGCTCGAAAGGAGCGGCGGTGACAGAGTTCGGGTACCCTTGAATCTGGATGAGAGACGAGGGATCTTGAGCAAATGGGTTGTACTGGGCCGCCATGGTGACGGAACCCAGGGCCGTATCTCCCGATGCAACGGACATGCCTGAGGTGGGGACATATTCGAAGATCAGAGAGATGGGCTTCCAAGACTCATAGTTGTTACCGAATCCGGCTAACCACGGGAACGTAGTGGCAATCCCCGCGTTGACCCGGAACTTCTGAAGACGGAAGTTTCCGGGGGTCGACGAGGAGATGATCTGCCCTAGGGGTTCACGGCGTCGAAAAGTCGACGAAGAGGTGCCGAAGGAAGGTGTGGAGTTGATACCCCCCTTGATGAGATTGTTGGTCCGGTAATCACCGGAACCAAACATATTCTTCATGAGGAGTTTACCCCCCTTGATGGCAAGTTGGCCTCCAGAAGCGCGGAGCTCCTGTTTAGCAGCGTTAACGCCTTGCTTGACGGCGGCTTTGATGACGGGAGTGAGCTCTCGTTTAGCGTTTTGGAAGGCACGCTTGACACCTTTCTTAATTCCTCGGGCCATTGGGCTGGGAATCGTTTCGTTGAGTGGGGAAGACCCGCAACGATACGGGGACTGTTCATCTCAGTGGGTGAGGTGCCGTGCAGTCTCTAGACGATTTGGTTCGTACGGTTAGATTAAGATGTGAATCACCGTTTTGGACCCGCCGTAAGGGGACGGCGCCACTGAGACTCCCTGGTTAGTATTGGTACGAACCTTTCCGGAAGGCATTCGGGGTGCGAAGCTCGTTCCGGAGGCGGTCACGACCATATCGTCGACGGTTGACAAAGGCCAAGTCTTGGATAGGGTCGTCCAGGTGGATCTCCTCGACCTCGGGAGAGGAAGTTCGTCGAAGGACGAACCCCTCTGTTTCCCAATCCTCGAGGGGACCTGGCGTGGGCACAGATTGTTTGGCCGCCTCCTCGGGGATGGTATCGAAGAAGAACGGGAGTTCTCTGAGTATGTCCGTTGTTGTAGGGACATCCTGAAAGGGGACCTCCGGAGAGTAGATCGCCCATGGAAGGTGGGGACCAATCGCGTTGGGGCCAGGACGGTCCAGCTCGACGAGGACGAAGGGAAAGGTTTCCATGTCTTCCACAGGGTGGAGAGACACTGTCTCTGTTCCCCATCGTTTCGTGAGGGTCCGAATCTGCCTTCCGGAAAGGCGACACTTAACCTGGGTAGCGTCGCCGTCCGGAAGGGACACCGAATAGGATATGGAGAGAGGTTTACGGGGAACTTGAGAAAGATCCTCGTATACCCTCCTTCCAGGAGCCAAAGGGGTGTTTGCTGGGTAGAGCTCGACATCAACTCTTCTTCTCTTGGTGGTGAGAAGGGGCGCTCCCGTTGAAGGGGCAACCACTGAGACGAGAGGTGCCAAGTCGATCTCCGATTCCTGGCCAGTGAAGGAACTTGAGGCGGAAAGAAAGAGGGCTTCCGCCAGTCGACGCTGCTCGGGCGAGTAGCGGGGTTCGACTCCAGGAGGGACAACAAATCCTAATCCACCCTTCAGGGGATGTGCGAAGATGTTGAGGGTCGTTCCCCCAAACCTAGTCTGCTTCTGGATGGTAGGCAGATGGTAATGGAGGAACCAGTTGTGGGCCAGGGGGGGGTTAAGGGAGGTGATGACGGACTGAGCATGCCAACCAGAAATAGGTAGCAGCCTCAGAGCGTCACGTCCCGACAACTTCGCCTGACCCGTCAACAGGCCTACGTTCAGGAAACCTAGAATGGAGAAGGTATCCGTGACCGTATCAGGTCGATAGGAAGGGTAACCGGGCTGTGCGTCGGCAAGCTCGGCCATATCGGCCCAAGACATTTCGCCCCAGAATTCTTGATTCGTGGTTGGGGCTGGGACAAACTCGATGGGCACCGAGTTGACCGTAAAGAACTTAGAGTGGTAGAAGTTCTTACCCACGGAAGGCTCAAAGCCCACACGAGGAATCTGTCCCAACCACGACTCGTAAAGAGGGGGGTCGGCACGGAAGAGAATGTCATCTCCGTTGATGAGAACGGGGAGGCGACGGATCCCTCGGAGGTCAGTGAGGAGCTCCTTTGTTCGGGCGGTGTCTCCCCGACCTAATCCAAGAATGTATGCGAAAAGGTTCGCCATACAGAGGAAAGGGAAGGAGAGGACAGAGCCCATGAGCTGTCCATTCTTCTGGTGGATTGGAAGTTCAGAGGAGTCTTTCGGGTAGAGGATCACCTGTTCGAGGAGAGTGGCGCGGAACACATCACGTAATACCGCGTCCTCGAGAGGTAATTTCTCCATTAGAACCTCGAGGAAGATCTTGGAGAGTCGGATGTCAAGGCCGTCAGTCGCTGCGGAGTAATCTCCGGAGACGAAACCAGCCTTGGACATGTCGATCCCAAGGGCTTTTGACATCTTACGAGTTCGAGTGTTGAGATCGTGAAGAATGTCCTCCGAGATAGGCTCCCCAATTAGTGAAAACTGGGGAAACTCTCGAAGATGAGCCCAAAGAGCCTTCTGGAGGGGTCTCGAAAGATGCGAGAACACCGGATCCATGGACGTGATAGTTCGGACCTTAAGAGGTTCGAGTACCGTTGCTACAGAAGCGAAGGATTTATGGCGTAGCTCATTAGGAAGCCACGCGGTGACAGTGAAGCTAGGCCCGAAGTCGACTCGGGACATATGCTTGAACTGCTTGTGGTAGCGAAGGGGAAGACGAGCGTATGTAGGGCGCTCGGAGACCCAGAACTTCGCGAGTTGTCTCCATTCATCCTCCGAGATTGGGTGAGTCCCTCTCTCCTCGACGACGTGGCCAGGCCGGACGTCCCGAAATCCTTGGAAGGATTCCTTCTCATTGGTGTATGAGGAAGGTAAGTCGGGATCCGGTCCACTCGATTCGGGAGCGAAGGGGACCTCACTTGGGGAGTCAAACTTCGACTGGTGCGAAATATGTGCTCCCGTACTGAACATGGACGAAAGTTCAGATCGGAGGGCTGCCCGGGTCCCCCCCTCACTTCGACGAGAGTAGACAGAAGCTGATGTGGAGGCTTCCATCTTCAGAAGTTGAAGAAAGGTGTCCGGGAAATTGAAGTGTTTGAAGAAAGTGCGGGCGAACAAGGTCGCTAGCTCGGGTGAAAACCCGTTCTCTCCCAACACTGTCGTGGGGGGACTGGACAGTTGGCGGGCGTGTTTCGCCAAGGAACGGTCTACGAAAGAGACTGGTACCTGAGCGAAACCCCTCTTCGACTGGGCAAGACCAAAGACGGCACGAAAGACGGGAGATGCGTCCGGTCGTTGCGAATTAAAGTTCGCGAGACGGCGGAAGTACTGCCCTGTCTTACCCGCAAAGAGCGGGTCGTCCATGGAATGGGACCAGGAAAGAGGGACTGGAGGGCGCTCGTTGCGAAGGAAACGAGCGAGCGGCCAATCCTTCCAGTATTTGGCGTTCGGGACAAAGTCTGCCTCAGACCACGACTGCATACGGTAAAGAGCCCAAAGGGAGTCTTTTGCCGGAAGTTGCCCAACATAGTCTGCATCTTTCGCGCACTTGGAGGCGGAATCGATGAGGACCAGTAGGACAGCACGTAGACCGTGGAGAGAGTTCCAAAGATGGTGCGAGACCTTAAATGGAACAAAATCCCCAGTGGGGTGAGGGGCAGGGGTTTTGGTACCCTTGAGATGGACAAGGTGAGGATTGTCCACCCTCCGGAGTTCGCCTGACTCCGGGACAAATGAAAAAGGCTTTACCTCGTGGTAGGGAACGAAGAGATCAGGACGCAAAGTTGTGGCGTCACGAAAGATCTCCTCCCACCCTTCCATTAGGAAAATCGGATCGGAGAGCACAGTGCTCCAGGCGACTAATTCAGACTCGTAAGAGTTCTTGATGTCAGCCAGGTAGAGGTACTGTGTTTGAGTGAATCTCGTCTTATCGAGCTCTCGCAACGCCTCATGGACTACCTTAGGTAGACCAGGTGAGGACGGAGCGGGGGTCGGTTGGACGGGAAACACCCGAACCAAAATATCATCGATGGTTTTTAGGACTTGAAACTGGCTGAAACCAGTTTCTTGTTCAAGAGAGCCGTTGTTCATTTCTGATTGCTTTATGCGAT